GGGGAGTTTGGTATTGCTTTACTTATTAGCTCAGTAGTAAATGGTTGGTTGGCAGTTAGCACCATTTTACCATTTTTTCTTAATATTCTATTAGCTATTTCAAATATCTTTTTAGTGTCTATTACGTTATCCCAATCAGCATTACTAAGGTGTTTATATTTTTCTAAATCTCCACCCATACCTTTTACAGTACCATAAGGCAAATCAGTCAATATTAAATCAACGCTTCCACTTTCTATTTTATCGCTTTCAATTAAGCAATCTCCTTTGTATAATTTCATTCTATTTAGTTTTTTATTAATGTTAGTTATCTAATGCGTTAAATGTATTTATAGTTTCAATGATTGTTATTTTTTCAAATGTACAAAAACATTTTACATTATGGACTGTAGAAATTAATTTTAACATTTGAAATAAAAGCAAAAAAAGACGGAAAATTAATTCCGCCTTAATTACTTAATTATTATTTAATACTCTTCATTAGAAGAATGAAACCCTCTTTCTAAAAATTCTTTGTAAACAGAATTGTTCACTTTAAATTGGTGTTGAGAATCAGGACAAAATAAAATTCTTTGAACTGTACCAGATTCCGTATAAATGGTATTGTATAATTCTATATTGCTAGAACAACTTATTGGACAATGCCATCTTGGTAAACCATTAGCCACTGATACATTTGTTATGGTCCCCAAGTAAGGTCTCAATAGCATATAAAGCTCTTCTGTAGTTACAATGTCACCAATGTTATAAGCAATCATCTTTGCAAGATATTCTGCTTTTTGTTCTGGTGTACCATATTGAATCATTTTCCACATTCTAATTCCTTCGTGAGATTGCTTCAATGTTAAACCAAAATACTTAGCCATATATGCCATTGAATATGAGGGTAGTTTAAAGATACTTTTAACTTTCCTGTATATATCAAATGACTTAACAAAACGATTGATAAAAAGACCGTGTTTGGCTGCTCTAGCTTTAACTATCTTGTTATCGAATGAATTATTATTTTGACCAACAACCATTTCACATCTATTATAAACAGACATAAACGTCTTTACCATTTCACGATCATCACCATCATCCCATGATAAATCATGAACTTTATCTTCTCCAGCATATTTCCACGCTATTGAGATAATTCTGGTTTCACCTTCTGGTCCTGGAACCAACTGATCATGCCTTAAATACATTTTTCCAGTTCCCCATACGTCCGCTCTAACTAATGATGTTTCGATATCATATATCATCACTTTACCTTTTGCATCAAGCTCAGAATATAAAGCCAGCTTTTTCAACTGGCTTTTATCTAATGGGTATTGAGGCTTGCTGCCATCAATGTATCTAGGCTTAACTTTTAAATCTAAAAATTGTGCTTGACTAGATGTCAATCTCATTCTTTCCTTATTATTAATCATATCTTATTTTTTTAATTAATCTTCATATAGATTTTCAACTTGCTCTTTACTAACTTTTAATGATGTCAATTCATTCTTAATAAAAATTCCAGGTCTGTATCGAACTACCCATCTTGCAGCTAATAACATTGGTTTTGGAATTCCGATTCCTCCATTCATATTTGTAACTTTTCTTGATGGTTTTATTACTGCAAACAGCATTCCAATTTTTGGTAGTGCTATCGCTTTTCCATTCTTAAGATAATCAATAATAATTTCGATTCCAGTTCTCCATACTAGCGTTACATCTTTAACTGTAAAACCAGTTCGTTCAGATATATCTCTAGCAAATTTATTCATCTTTATCATCTCATCAGGTTTTCTTTCCGATAAGGGTTTTAATTTTCTCATAATTATTTGTTTTATTTAGCCTTCACAGCTCGAACAACTTAATAGATTTCTATTTAATTCTTGAGCTGCATTCACGCTGTTTTGATAATATAGTGTTTTAACACCCATCTCCCATGCTTTAATATGTAATGCATTTACGTCTTTCGTTGGAGTTTTTGGGTGAACCATTAAATTCAAAGATTGTGATTGATCAATAAATTTTTGTCTTTGAGCGGCTTGTTGAATTACTGCCAATTGACTTATTTCAGAAAATGTTTTAAACACTTCTTTCTCATGGTCGCTCAAACATTCCAAATGTTGAACCGATCCATCTCTAACTAATATCGACGACCAAATCTCTGGTGTATTTGAATCTTTTAGTTTCAATAGATTCTCTAAATAAATATTCCTATGTGTGTCCTTAATCTTCGCTAAATCTTGAACATAATAATTAGACAGTATTGGTTCAATTCCTTGAGACACTTGACCTAATATAAATGATGAAGATTTAGTTGGTGCGATTGCCATAGTTGTTGTATTTCTAAATCCAGTTCCTTCACACATTTCAGGTTCTCCAAATTCTCTTCCCATTTCTAATGAAGCTGATTTTGTTTTTTCTTCAATAGCACTAAAGATTCTTGCATTCAACATCATTGCTTCTAATGAATCAAAAGCAATCATATTGGACTGCAATAAAGAATGCCATCCAAGTGCTCCTATACCGATAGCTCTGTGTCTTCTAGCGAATGTATATGCTCTTTTCATAAAAGCAAATGTTAATGCTCCATCATCATCATTGTCTCTCATGTATTCTAACTTGATGATAAACTCACTAATAACAGCATCTAGAAAGTAAGTTAATACTTCCACAGCATCTGTATCTTTCCACTCCTCAAAGTGTAATAAATTCATAGAACTCAAACAACAAACAAATGATTCGTCTTTAGTTGACGGAAGAGCTATTTCACTACATAAATTAGATGCCCAGATTTTTGATTGATTTTTCTTATATGCTACTGATGTATTGTTGTTGACAGTATCTTTAAAGAATATATATGGAGACCCGATTTCAGATCTACACTGAAGAACTTTTGCCCATACTTTTCTTTTCTTTTTGTCTCCAGCAATCATCTCTTTCATAAATGAATCACCAACACAAAGTCCATAAAACATAAGCTGAATTGGACTTCCCTCTAATTGGATTTCTAACCATTCCAATATATCTGGATGTTCAATGTCAATATATCCTGCAAACTGTCCTCTTCTAGTTGTTCCTTGACTTATTATATCCACTGTTGTGTCAAAGATTCTAGCAAAAGGAAATGATCCATTACTTTCTCCATTGTTTTTTATTGGAGTCCCTCTACCTCTAATGTCTCCAAAGTATCCAGAAGTTCCTCCTCCCATCTTACTCATAATCCCAATCTCACCTGCAGTAAATAATATACTTGCAGTACTGTCTTGCATGTAAGATCCAAAACACGATATTGGCAAACCTCTTTCTAATCCAAAATTTGACCAAACTGGTGATGAAAGAGAATAATATCCTTTTGACATATAATCCTCAAACTTTTCAGCGAATCCTTCTTTTCCTAATAATACTTCTGCTCTTTTTGCAATATCTGATACTCTTGATTCTGGACTTTGTCCTTCTTTCAAATATCCATTACTTAAAAATTGTCTACTTGCTGGTGTTAACCATGCGTACGGTTCTCTTTTTTCTTTAGAATAAATCATCTTCTGTTATTGATTTAGCTTTTTTGCTATAGTTAATACTTCTTTTTACGAAAAAATCGTTTCCTTTCGTAGCTAATATTTCTTCATTAAACCATCTAAGCTTATCCAGCTTTTCTGAGTCTACTTCAAATATTGGCTCTATTTCTAATTCTTTTAATGATCCATTAAATCTATCATGAACAAAATTAATAATTTCGTCTTTTGATAAGAAGTCTAATTCACCTTCTTCAAATATCCAATCTAATATTTTTACTTCAGCTTTTGCAGCTTTCTTACATGCTTTGATTATTTCATTATTTAAATCTTCATCAAACCATTCTGGAAATTCACTTTTTATTATTCCGAATAATTCAATACCAAATTTACCATGAATAACTTCTTCCTTAGAAGTAGCTTCTACAATATTACTAATTCCTTTAAATTTATTAGTGTGTTTATTGAATGACATGATAATTAAAAATTGACTAAATAAAGATACATGTTCTACAAATACTGAAAACAATAAAACTGATAAAGAAAACTTTTTGTTGTCTCTACTATTTATTCCTTCAATACTTTTTCCTAAGTATTTTACTCTGTCAATTATTGCTGGTATTTCATAAATATTGTCGAACTCTTTTTCTAGTCCGAGTGTTTCTAATAAGAATGCATACGCATCTGAATGTCTAACTTCAGATTCTGCAAAAGTTAATCCAACTGAAGCAATTTCTGGTCTAGGCATTTTGTCATAAATTTTTGCCCAGAACGTTTTTACAGATACTTCTATCTGAGATATTGCCAACATTGTTTTTGAGATTGCACTTCTTTCTGAATCCGATATTCCGACTTTAAAGTCTTGAACATCTGATGTTATATTAAATTCCGTGTGAATCCAATAAGAATGCCTAATGGCATCTTTGTATTGCATAAGACTTGGGTAGTCGTATGGTCGAAAAGCTATTTTCTTTTCAAATATGTTTTTACTCATTTATTAAGTTTTTTTAATTAAGTTAGTTTTACTGTAAATTTATCTACACCATTCCACATACCGCCAGCCATATCAATTGCCATTGCAAAATATTTATCTTTCATTGAAGGTACACACCTTAATCCTTTGATTGATTTTCCGTTTTTCAATATGTTTATAGTGATCATAGTTTTTATTTTTAGTGTTAGTTACACTACAAATATACACAAACTCTTGAGTTCTTAAGCTAAAGCATGTGTTAAAGTTTTGTTAAATTAATTTAACATCACTGTAAGTCTGATTTTTTGAATGTCTTATGTCTTTTGTAATCTGCTAATTGATCTGCCATCATGTTACCTATAATATTTGGATCTTGTAATAGTTTGGCTTTCGCTACTGGATTCTTTTCCTTTTCTACTTGATGAGATTTAATGTGATGCATGCTTAAAATTAAGTACGGTCTTGAGTTTAGTTCTTTTAAAACAGATTTCCATAAATCTACATTTTTTATTTCTGCTCCATAACTAATCCAATTACTATCTATCCATCTAGTGATTCTATTTTCAGTGAAAGTCTTTACTACATACATCGAGTCTGAATAGACTTTTAAGATTATTTTCTCTTCACTTTTTTTAGGCATGGCTTTAATTGCATATAGTAATGCAGTTACTTCCATTCTTCCTGTTTTGGTATTCTCAAACCCTTTTGAGTACCCTTTCTGAATGCCGAATAGATCTGGAAAGTAAGTTCCAAATCCACCTCGACCTTTCTTTGGTCCAACAACTACTGCTGATCCATCTGTATATGCTAATATCGTAGTCACTAAATTTCTTTTAATTTCCTCTTAATTAATTTTAATGATCTTTTTTCAATTCGCTTCAATAGCTTTTTAGCAAATTTAAAGTCTGAGTCGACAATGCTATCATAGAATATCTTACCTAGTGTACGAAGTTGTTCATCTTCAGGTATACCACTTTCATCTCTAGGTAATACATCACATAATTGTCCACATGCGCAAGTTACCCAATTTCCAGCTTTTCTGTCTGCTATATCTTGAAATTGAAGTTTTTTCTTTTTTGATAAATCTAAAAATTTAAACCAATCCCAATTTTCTTCGTCAAATACTTTTTTCATAATTTTAGTGTTTTGTTAATTCTTTAGTTAAATCTATAATTGTGCTTTTTTTGTGTCCTAATTGATAAAGTGTTTCTGAAATCTCGCTTAATGTAAAAAAGCCATTTTCTCTATTGAGATACTTTTGCATCCAATTCATTCTACGAATACCTTCATCCCACTTGAAAACGTTATTTAAAGCTTTTGCTACTTCGTCTTTATGATACTTCATAATTTTAGTGTTTTAATGTTCGATACAAATATACACAAACATTTTACATTATGAATTATAAAGTCCTTCTTTAACAAAACTTTAACATTTGGATAAAAAGCAAAGAAAGACGGAAAATTAATTCCGCCTTATTTAATTGAATGGTACTATAATTTTTCCATAGTCGCATTTTCCCATTTACCAATTTTCATGTTTTGATTTATTAGAATGTCTATACTGTTTTCAATCTTCCCTCTATGTTTACTATATTTCCCCATCTTATCTTCAACGGTATAAATTCCATCATAACTAGTTCCTTTGATAATAACTTTAGTATGCATTGGAAATTGCTTTAATAGGTCTCTACTCACTGCAATGATTTTATGCTTATATGGATTTTTTAAATCTAATTTAAACATCGACGCTGTGTGACCTGGGTCTGAATTTGTTTGTTCTGGAACAGCATTGTAAACTGTTACTACAACTTTTGCTATTACTTTTTTATCGTCAGATAAAGGCATTTTAGCTATTGATACAAATAATAATAAAAATAAAATGATTTTCATAATGTTTAATTTAGGTTAAATTCTTAATTTGTTTTAATGTTAGGTACAAACATATAAAAACAATTTATATATTATGTTAAAGAAATGTTAAAGTTTCTTTTGTTTAAAAATCTTATTTGCGACATCCCTCATTCCTGAAGTTTGCTTTCTTATATCTATTCCTTTATTTACTGCTTCCGCTGCTATCTCTTTTTCTGACAACATAGCCCACATTTGAGAATCTATTGTTAAATCCGACAATGCAAAAGTAACTGTTGTTGCATTCTTTTGTCCACTCCTATCTAATCTCCCAATGGCTTGAACTAAATCTGAAGGTCTCCATGGTAATTCTATAATTAACATATTTGAACAAACATCTTGAAGTCCATCCACACCAGTTCCAGCTGATTCCATATTTCCAAATAAGAATACATCATCATTCTTTTGCCAATCTAAGACAATTTGGCGCTTCCTAGTGGCACTAGTTCCACCTGCTATTAGATTGCACTTAAATTTTTCTGAAAGGTAATCTAATTGCTCCCTATGTAATCCAAAGACTAATAGTTTAACTCCAGATTCTTTCCAGTCTTTTAAATATTGCTCTATAGCTTTCAACTTTCCTTCAATTGCCATTTTTCTAAGAACTCCTAGTTTAACTAAGTCTTCAGCGGCCATCGCTTTTTCAGCAGCTTCTTCTCCCTTTTCTTCTTCTATGAATTCTATAAAATTTTCAACAGCTTTATTAATCTTGGTTATATTAGTTATTGGCATTTGAATTACTTGCTTTGTTATTTCTGGTAATTCCTTAAGGACATCTCTTTTCTCTCGTCTAATATAGAAGCTTTCTCTAAGCTTTCTATTGAGTTCAATGATATTAGTTGCCCCATCGGTTACCCATCCAAATTTGCCACGAAAACCACCACAGTATCGACGTATGAATTGATACCAGTCTTCAGCAATCAAATGACTAACTTTAAGTATCTTTAACAGATTCCAAATTTCAACTGGCTTACTCATAATAGCAGTTCCTGTTAACATTTGAATTATCACATCATCTGGTTTAGTTAACATCTTTGCAGCTTTCGCTCTCATCGATGTTTTATTCTTAAGAAAATGAGCTTCATCAAAAATTATTGACTTCCACTTAATGTCTTTAAGTTCACCAAACCTTGTTGTTGCTCCAGTTCCTTGTTTCTTTCCTATTATATCATAGTTAATTATAACTACATCAGCATCCCAATTATTTGGTCTTTTTTTTGGAGGTGATGATACAATAGTGCAAACTTCTCTTTTGTTCTTCGTTATTTCTTCCCACTTTTCTTTCCATTGATCCTTTACTGATGCGGGTGTGATTACAAGACATGGAAATAAATTTTGTGTTTCCGTATATAATATAGATTCAAATGTTTTTCCCAAGCCTACATCATCTCCCAAAAGTACATTTCCAGCGTCAATAGAAAATCCTAAACATTCTAATTGATAATCCCTAGGTGTATATGCAAAATCTTTTGCATCACATAGTCCAGTCAAATAAGCTATGTCAACTTCAGTTTTTTCATAACTAAAATCTACATCCTCTTCAATTGGTTCTGGAATTTGCTTAAATCCAAATTCACTTACAATTGATTTTATTGAACTAAGCGTCCACTCTGAAACAGGTAAAATCCAAAGCTTGAGCTCTGGATTAAATCTCGAATTGTAATCTGAATTTTTTATTTTATTTGAAATATCTTTATTGAAATCAAAGGAAAAGTTTACGGTCCTATTTAAGGTATCTATAAAAAATGTTCTCATTTTTAAAAATAACTATTTACAATATCCATAAATCCACCCCCTGAAAAGCGTCCTATTAATAATGAATAAATCAAATAACTTGTTCCTAACGACCAATGGAACAATGCCCATAGAATACTCTTATTAAAATACCATGATGTCATCACAGCTAATACATTGATTACTAATTTAAACCAAGTATTAAATGGATTAATTATCTTAATGACAGTCCTTCCTAATTTTGCTTCTTGACTTCCTCTTTTTATAAGTTGTTTTTTCCAATTCATAATATTTTGATTTTATTTTGACATTAGTTGTTTTTGTAAGTTTTCTTTATGTAATTACAAATTAAAAAACTATCACATTTTCCATCGTGATTTTTAGTTGCCCTTTCTGTTTTTCTAAAATCAATATCAGGAAATTCAGAAACACAAATTTGTTCCGCCATTGCTTTAGAGTCTACTACCATAGTTTTACCTGATGATGAAGGATTCTTGATTAATGTGTAACCTTTTCTAACGAATGATTGCCATTTTTGTGGACGAACCATTATTATTTCAGCACTTAACATTTCAAAAATCATTCTTTGCATTCCCGCAATATATCCAAATGAAAAGTTTTGAGTCGCTCCCCATCCACCTCTTCCTCCAACTTCTTCAATTCCTGCTACTAAATTATAAGTAACAAGTGGAAAGTCGCATGCTATCTCCCAAACTAAATTAGCCAATCCTGAAAGATGAAATTCTGTTTTCATTTGAGGCTTTCCAGATTTTAATAATTTTCCACTTGGAACTTTGTGTTCTGGCATTGGATAAAATTTATATCCACCTTTTTCTGTAAATGCTGTTATGAATCCATCTTTTCCAGGATCGAGTCCGAACCATACTTTTTCTTTTCTTTCAGTTAATTGAGTTACTGTATTCATTCTAGCATCTCTCTCATTTTCCTGACGTTCAATTTCGTCTTCAATCAATCTGTGTCCCATACTTTAATTTAAGTTAAATTCTATTCCGATAAATCCAGAGAATCTTATTATATTATTTCCACCATAAGCCCACTTCAATTCTTTTCTTTCAGTTAATTGAGCTAGTAAACATAGTTTTATATCATCTGATAATTTGTATTTTAAAAATGCACCTCCACTGAAACTTGAGAAACTTTTTCCCCATCTGTCAATCATTCCATATCCAATTGAGGCTCCAGCTTCAAAATCTTTTACTATAAGTTTGTTTAATACATATCCAACGTTTGCTGAATATCTAGTATAAGATCCTTCTATTCCAGCATATTCATATTCTCCAAACGCAATCATATATCCCCACTCTTGTTGGTGACCTTGTAATTCGACTCTTATTAAAAGATCTAATGTTCCAGCATCATATCCTCTATCCTTATCTCCAGCCACTAAAAATTTAGCGTCTTGGTAAATTGACATAGATACATGTCTTTGAGCAAATGATAATGTTGATAATACTAATGCAAATAATAATAATAATTTTTTCATAATGTTTAGTTTTAGTTGTTTGTGACTAGCACAATTTTTTTGTTTTTATTTCTTTAAAGGTTTTAGTTTATAATATTCTTTATTTGTCATGGTGTTATAGTTTAGTGTTATTTACACTACAAATGTACAAAAACATTTTACATTATGAACTATAAAATCCTATTTTAACAAAACTTTAACATAGTTCATAATGTGATTTGTTAGTCTAAAATCTTCCAATAAATTCTCCGTCTCTATAAATCCAAGTTTCTACAACTTCAAAATCGCCATCATAAATATCTCGCAATCTTTTAATTTCTTGCTTTGCTTCTGATAAGCTTCCAAAAGGTTGTGTTTCAAATAAATCTCCCTCGTTATCATTGTAACTAAATTCGTAAGTTTTAAATTGACATGTCATAATTGTTATATTTTAATGTTCGATACAAATATACAACAACATTTTATATTCTGAACTATAGAAATTAATTTTAACAAAACTTTAACATTTGAAATAAAAAGCAAAAAAAGACGGAAAATTAATTCCGCCTTCTATATGTATACTAAGTTGTTTATTGCAATCTCAATACTTGCTCTGCTTCTGTTTCAATTTTACTGAATCCATTTTCTTTAACTATTGTCAATACACTGCTTGATGCTTCTTCGTCTGAGACGTGCGTTATTACCATAGCCACTATATTTAAATTGCTTGCAGATACAATTAGATGTTTCAATCCAATTCCGTCCACTCCTTCAAAAATTTCATCAATACTTAAGAAATCTAATCCACCATAAGGATGTGTCTTATTAATCATATGCCTATTCGCTAATATTGAAGCAAATAACAAACGACCTTTTTCACCTCCACTGAATGAAGAGTAACTTCTTTCAATTCCTCCTCTTATAGTTTTTATAGATATCTCATCTTTTGTCGTTCCATTTGCAAGAGTTTTATATCCTTCCATAGCAACGGTTAAATCTGAACCCATGTCGTGAAGATATCTATTGCAATGAAATTGAATTACATCTAAAGATTGATTTGCTAAGAATCCTCTAAACTGCTTAAAGTTGTTCTTCCATTGATTTCTCAAATAGATAGAGTCATTGATAGCTATGTAATCTAGCTCACAAGTCTTTTGAGCACTCTCTAGTGCCTTCAAATCTTTCTTTAATGTAATCATAAGGTCTTTGTTTCCACCTATGCTTAAATCTTCTATTTTAGCTCCTAGCTCTTTTATCTTTATTACTCCTCTTTTAATTTCGTCTTTACCTCTAGCAATATTTGATTCAAGCTCTTCAGATTTACTTGTAAGTTTAGCACTCCTAGATTTAGATTGTCTAACTTTTTCTAAGATTGAATCAACAGATGTCAACAAGTTTCTTTTTAAAGATTTCTCTGTATTTTCTTTTTCCTCAATCAATGCAAGTTTCTCATCTAATTTTGAAATCTTAATTTCACAATCTGATATTTTTTCTGAATAGCCTTTTATTTCTAATTCAATTTTTGGAACCATTGAAGTTGCTATAGACTTAGTTTTCGTTAATTCAGCTAAGTCTTCATCAATTATAAAATCAGTATGGCAAGATGGACATGTTAACTTTCCACCAAGTTTAGCATCAATGCCATTAATCAAAGCTTCTACTTTAGACTGCTTCTTTTTCCATTCTTTTTTATCGTCAAAATACTTATCTGAAGCTTCATCGATATCATCCACCTTCTCATTAAGTTCAGATGTCAATGCACTATAGTCAACAGCAACAAATGAATCTAAAATATCATTAGCTGCGTCTAAATCTTTATTTATTGAATCAATTAAAGTTTTTTCAACTCTTAATTCTTTCTTTATTTTTGAACGCTCTAAAACTTCTGCATCAATATCTGCTTGAATATCAAAATTATCATTTGAAAATTCATTTATCTCAACAGTAATATCTTCCATTTGAGATTCTAGTTCTTGTTTAAAGTCTCTACTTTTTTCAACATCAATCATATCTTGAATTCCTTCTATCTTTCCAGAATTCTTATCAATTTCAGTTTTCTTTTCTGTAGCTTCTCTTTCTAAATCAGAACTATCAATATCTTCTAGTCCAGTAATAACACTAGCGTCTGAGAATCTATTTATCAAATCTACTTTTTCTTTGTTTGATGATTCAAAAAACGATTTAAATCTAGTTTTATTTATAATAAAGTAACTAAATAAATCTTCTTTTGAAATTGCAAACCAATCTAAAATATATTTCTTCCCATCATTGACATTTGAAAAAGATGTTTCAATCCAATCTCCATCTTCAGATCTTTTTAATAATGTTAATTTATTGGACCCTTTTACATTGATTGTCCAGTCAATATGTATTTCTTCTTTTCTAATATCACACGAAGCAAACAATTGAGCTCTCGCTGATTCGCTACCGTATGTGACAAGTTCAAGGTCTCGTACTCCTCTACTATTAGATGCTGTTATACAGAATTCTATTCCAGTTGCCATTCCAGATTTCCCAGCTCCATTAGACTTTTGATTATCATCTGTCAAATTAAGCCCTTGAACTAACAAGGGCTTACTTTCAAATTCATAATCTAAATGAGGATACGTAATAAAATCATCTAAGATAAGTCTATTTAGTCGCATATGACTTGTGTAATTTTTTAAATGCGTTCTTTTTATTTAAAGCAGATACGTAAACACATCCACCTTTCATATTAACTCTTCGCCTAGCAATATTCTTTCCTTTTTGAACATCTTCAAAAGCAACATTTGTTTTTATATATGTAGCTTCAATAAATTCTTTAGTATCGACGTTGTACTCATATAAGGTATGTCCTTTGTGAGGTTTAATTGTTGTTACTTTTTCATATTCCTTTGTTTGTTCTTGTTGCGCAACATTTTCTGATGCTGGCATTAAATCTTTCTCTGCTCTCTCTATCATTTTTATTTCATTTTAATTAATTCTTCTATAGTTAAATTACCTCAAATTCGATTAAACAATCTTTCAATATAGAATGAGGAATCAATGTTGACACTTCTCCATCCACGTTCAAAACTTTTATTCTTCTATTATTTTCAATACTAAATTCCATAAAGTAAATTAACTCATCTAATGGTTTAGTTGAAAATCCATCAATGGGCTTATTTAATTTAGGATGAATTAAACTAAATGCTGTAAGGGGATCAAATCTCTTAACTGCAATTGAATCTTCTACTGCTATTGGATCTTCTATGTCTTCTGTTGTCATTTGAATTCTCATTGAAAATAATTCTAATCCAGCAAGAAATTCATCTTTCCTAATATTATGTACTTCTCCTAGGTTGTCACCTTTAGATAATTGTCTAGATTCAAGCGTTATTACATGATATCCAACTCCACTTGAGTCTGGACCTAATGCAAAAAATTCTTGATCTACTCTTTTGTTTGATACTGATTTATAGTATCTAGTTTCACTTCCTTTCATAATATTTATTTAGTTATTTATTAATTAAACAATGTTGATATTTGAGATACTGTTGTATGCATCGCATCATCAGTTATAGCTATAATATTACTACAGTCTAACAATGTAAGATCTAGCCAGTTCGTTTTTTCCTTTAGTGCTACTATTGCCATTCTTTGTGTAATTGGTATAGAATTATTTTGTGTGTCTACTACTTCTTTTACTGATGGTTTTAATCTTGAATATAATGATTCCATAATTTTATATTGTTTTTGTTTGTTTTTTCAAAGATACAAAATCATTTTAGATTATGAATTATAAATTTAAACTTTAACATTTCTTTAACACTTTTTAATAAAACAAAAAGCAGGAAAATTAACTTTCCTGCCTATATCAATACATCTCTGTATTATTTCTTTTTTTGCTTTGCTTGCTTCTTAGCTAAGAGATCTTCTAACTTCTCTACCATATCTGGATTTTCGTCAAACGCAATTCTTAATTTCTTAATTCCTTGCGCCAATCTAGTATCTCCAAATGAATAGAATGCTCCTTTCTTGGTTATGATTCCTTCAAAAACAAGAAGTTCTACCATTCCAGAAAACTTATCTACTCCAACTCCATAAACAATATCATTCTCTACAACCTTAAATGGTGGCGCAATCTTATTTTTAACAACTTTTATATATTGCTTAAATCCGATTACATCATCTCCTTCTTTAAGTTGACCTTTATTTTTAATTTCAAGTCTTTGAGAAGCATAAAACTTAAGAGCTTTACCTCCAGTCGTTGTTTGAGCTGGACCATACATCGATATTGTAGATCTCAATTGATTTATGAAAATTATAGTGGTTCCAGAATCACTAGCTGGTCCAGACATTAATTTCATTCCTTGAGACATCATTCGGGCTTGTAATCCCATTTTGACTTCTCCAGATTCTCCTTCCATCTCAGCTCTTGGTATCATAGCTGCAACTGAATCAACTACAATCAATGCCACTTCTCCAGTTTCGATTAATGCTCGAATAGTTTCAATAGCTTGTTCTCCATAACTTGGTTGCGAGATATAAAGGTCATCAATAACAACTCCTATGTCTGTACAGTATTCCGTATTTAATGCATGCTCTGAATCTATAATAGCACAAACTCCTCCAGATTTTTGAACTGAAGCAATAGCCTCTAATGCCAATCCAGTTTTTCCACAACCAGATTCTGCATAAAGTTCTATTATCTTTCCAACTCCATATCCTCCGCCTAAAGCTACATCTAAATCTCCTCTACCTGATGAGAATGTTTCCACTTCCACTTTGGCATCTGACATCTTCATTACTACTTTTTCTCCAAATCTTTTTTCGAGAGCAGCCATTGCGCCTCTTATACCTTTGCTCATATTTTACTTATTAAAAAATTCATCTAAAAGAGCTTGACCCACTTTAAGGTCATATCCTTTATCTTCACAAAATTGTTTGAATGTATTTTTAACATCACTTTCTTGATACATTTCTGTTATGGTTGGATAAACTAAATCATCTTCATCATAATCATACTTTGCATCATATTTAAGTTTTATGTCAATACCAGTATCTTGAAACATGCTTCGATCTAATGCTTTTAGCTTAGACTCTTTTCCAGTGAATTCAAATCGTATTACATCTGAGCTGTTCTGGTGCGTTTTAATCAACTGTTTTAATTCTGTTGTTGTAATACTATTTAAATCAATATTAATCTTTAAGAACTCACTAAAGTTACCTCTAATGACATCGTATGATAAATCATCATATAGCACTGAAAATCCTTTGTTGTTATCTTCTCCAAAATTAGCTTGCCTCAAAGAGGGTAAGTGAACAATATCTTTGGTAATCTCGTGATGATTATGATAATGCCCTAAGTACGTCTTTTTCCACTTTGATAACAATTCTTTATTTATAGTTGTTTTCTCACTTGTTCTACCTAAGTTTGTTGAACCTGCCATTTCAAAATGACTAATAAGCACATCTGATGGCTTAGCTTCTTTTAACATTGGTATTAACATATCATCTGAAAAGAATGGAAGCATCGTTACTGAAACTCCTTCTATGTCTATTACACTTAATGAGGTGTATAAATTAAAGTTTGGATAGTGTCTAAATGTATCTAAAAAAGAATCATAACTAGCATAAGTTGTTTTATCATGATTTCCTGGAATAAAATAAGATTCAATATCATTAAGTAAAAACAAATTTAATATCTTATCTAAAGTTAATAGAATACTTTGTCTTTGAAATGATCTAGAATCAAATAAGTCACCAGCAAAAATTAATTTCTTAATCTTCATTTTATTGGCAACTTCTATCATGTGCTTCACGCTAGAAATTACATTTTCTTCATTTCCAGCCTTGAGGTGCGCATCATTAAAAATTATCGCTATAGGTTTTTTCATCTATAAAAAAGCCCCTAAATTAATAGAGGCTGTTTAAATTATTTAATTAATCCGTACTCAATAAATTCTTAAGTTGATCATTTAATTCGCTTCCTTGTACATCAGCAGAATCATCGTCAGCAAAAGGCAATTCTTCTTCTTCCAAAGATAAATTATACCAAACTACTAAATCTTCTTTTGATAATTTAGGTAATTCCTCACCTTCATAATTTTCAGCAATATAAGATTTTAATGCTTTTCTCATTTTCAACGTAGAGACAGTCACCACAACTTTAGCTTCTTCAGCTTTGTCTTCAGTGATATCCTCTTTTTCATCGCTAGATGTATTGGTATCTGTTGAAGCTCCAAGTCCAGCTTTTACTACTGGTACAATATTACCTAATTGAGGAATTACATGCTCTTCAACTTCTGCAACAAACCAATCGCTAAGGTCTTCAAAAAATCTCTTGATGTCTTTTTTGCTAGATGTCTTAAACCAATCTTTTTCTTTAGATGGTGCATCATCATTTCTTAGTGCAATCTTTTCACCATCTTGGCGAAATACAATCCCTTGAGCTCTTCTTCCTTCTTTGTCTACGAAATCATAAGGCTTAAAATAAACATCTTTCGATAAATCTAATTTAAGTAATGCTTTCATAAAATCTTGACTGTAACGATTATTTGTAGAAATCGAAATAATGTAAATAGTTCCATCAGCTGAAACTGTTACATTTAAACTTTCTCCATACTCGTCGTGAGTTTTAAATTCAACTCCAGTGATTAGTCCAGATAAATCTGCATATCGTCCTCCCTGTCTTGTTCCTTCTGTTTTATCAGCTCTAATGTAAGTCTGAGTATTAAAGCTTGGCTCACCCTTGACAACTTTTCTGTTCCAAATATAACCTCCTGCAATTGATAAATAAATTCCTTTGTTTTCTTTTACTTGTCCTAATCCCATAATGTTTTTGTTTTTAATATTTTACTATAAATTATTGTTTATAAGGACTTTTTGTTAATGAAGATGCCTTGGGTCTTCACTTTCTTTTTATTTCTTTTCTAATGCATTTTGTATTTAAAGTGATCTATTGCTTACTCATTTCTTAAAAATATTCATATCATAATTATTAATTTCTTCTTTTACGATACTATCATAATTATCAACCCGAACTAATTTATTAAATCTAAAAGGTTTGTAATTTACTTGATGATGAAACCTATTAAATTTTCTAGTAACCTTAACAACGTCTGGATGTTGGTCCGCTAAAGATTTAGCAAAAGCATATCTGTTATCACCTTCGTTATAAATAGAATCGGTATTACCACCTTTTTGGCTCATTGTGGCTCTTTTGCCTATTAGAAATTGATTAAATAATACTGTAACCCAACCATCTTTTAACATTCTTAGACTCAAATCTGTATCTTCGTTATACTTACCTCGCCATCTATAAGGTGTATCGTTTCTAATCAATATGCAAGAGTAAACTCGTGTATTAAACCTTATTGGTTGTCTTGCTTCACTTGCTGGACAAAACAAAGCATAATTCATTCCCGCTTGTGATATGTTTTTATACCTTGAAACAAATTCCTCTATTACAAAAAATGGCGTAGGTGTTTGGCATTTTATTTTCATATTACGCTCATACCTTTCAATACTTTCAATATTATCATCTAAAATCCAATGCCATTTGTGACCTTCTTTTATTGAGTGCTCCCATACAAAATTCCTTACAGGTATTCCACCTTGTTTTCTTTCGCTAAAGTTTTCTGGTGCAACTATTATTTTTTCCTTATCAATAACTTCTGCATATCTATCATACTCTTTAGGCTCAACAACTATTCTATAAGGGACATTTGCAAACTCTAAAGTTTTAACGGTTTGCCTTCTTTCCCACCTTCCCTTGCTTATTATGTATATTGGGTATTTAGGGTTCATTTTACAATATATTTGCTTGCTTTCTCATTTAAAGGAAACCAAGTTGATTTTTTTGTTTTAGTTTGCATGCCATCAAATATTTTTCTTTCTTTATATAATTTCTCTTTTAAAAAAGTGTTAAATGTTTCAAAATCTTCTTGATTCCTAAATTTGAATGTTGCTGTTATAAATGGTTCTTCTTTCTTGACGTTGTTATATTCTGGCATACCTTTCCATTCTTCTTGCCAGTTTTTGTTTTGGTCTATTTGTTCATCTTCTCTAAATGAGTTCATAATTTAATTGTTTTAATTTTGGTTTAATTTAATTTTTTAGATACTTCTGTTTCGTCTAGTTTTGTTCCAGGTAACTCCCTTCGCATTTCCTAAACCTTTCAATTTACCTACTTTACTATTGTGGTCTTCCCTACTATTATTTAATGTAGAATTTCCATTTGATTGTTTCATTTACTTTGTTTTAATATTTAATTCCTTTTACAATTTCGCTTGCCATCCAAGTTATGAAATCATCAACTGTGTTAAAATCCTTTACACTTTTATCACCTACTTCACCTACTATAAATCCAGTAGACAATTCTACGTCCATTATAATATCAATGAAATCAAGATCATCTACATATTTAGATAAATTCACATTTGGATACAAAGCATTATTAAAAGATAATAATACACTTTGACATTTTTCTTTTGCTTTACTTAATTTGCTCATATTATTTTGTTATTAAGATTCCATTAATTTTACCAGAAACTAATCCCGCTATATACTCAGCTGGAGTGGTTCCGTTTACTAATCCATTTAATTTTCTTGACTTATCTTGACAAGCCCAATAGAGCACGTCTAAGGCTGAGAAATTCTTTTCTGATATAATATATGCCTTTTTTAATTCGATCCATCTAGCGTCTGTCTCGAAGCTTGTGGACAAAGCTGATTCGGTTAACTTAACATCAACATCTTCGTTATCAACTCTTATCGTATATTTATTAGCATTGCTTGCAGCTTGTTTTCTTAACTTAGATTTGAATGTTCCTTCATATAGTTTATGCTCAAGCTTTGCCATCGCCATTGACGCCTCTACTTCTGATTTCAATAATCCGATTCTAGCAACTGCTGCGGACATTGTTGTGTGTTCTCCAAATAAGTTTGAGGAGTCAATAATGGTTAAGTCGTCTATATTAATAGTTCTGTCTAAGTCATCATGTTCTAATATTATTGGATTATCTCCAACGTGGATTGTGTACTTCATTTAATTTTTGTTTTAATTTTTATATGTCTAATTTTAATATCTTTTTAATTACTGGAATAATTTGATTATTGACAACTCCATCAATTTTGTGAGACATGACATTAGATGTATTATCTAAATTATCGTCTAAGTAGCAACCACTACATACTATTTTGCCAACTGTCCAAATTACTTTGTCTCCTATTTGAAAATCTAATCCTTTCATAATTATT